ATTCGTACCTTCATTCGTACCTTCATTCGTACCTTCATTCGTACCTTCATTCGTACCTTCATTCGTACCTTCATTCGTACCTTCATTCGTACCTTCATTCGTACCTCATGACAAATTTATTCATATCAGCAAAACTTCTGTCTCCATCATATGTCATGACTACTTGATTGGTTCCATTTCTTACCATGACAAATGATGGGAAAGAATTAATATTAAATGTACTTGCTTTATCCACATTTTCTTTTACAGGCTTGTGATCTTTATCATATACCATGCGCTTCTTGAGCTGTACCTTGTGGTATTTTTGTGCTGAAAGCTGGTCCCATACACCAGATTCATTGAATTTTACACAATAAGGACAAGTCTCTGTATAATAATATTCAAAGGTGAAAGGCTTTTCTCCAGATGATTGTCCCATCATATTCTCAAATCCCTCTTGAATAGTCTTGCTATTTGCCATAAAGAGAACCAGCAAACAAAATAGTAAAAACATGAAGAATAATAAAATATAATTGTTATCCTTTCCGCGTCTCTTCATCTTCCTATTATATATTTTAGATAATAATTACATCAGATTTGTATTTTGATACATTGTTATAGAATGCAATCAATTCATCCTTTATCTCATTGTCAATATCATATGTTATTCCTATGAAATTATATGATGTATCCTTATTATATAGGACCTTCTTGACAAACTCCTTAAATATCAAATAATCCATGACAAGAACTCTGCTATCAAGAGTCTCATAATCAATATCATCTACTGTATGAATGATACAAACAGTATGTGTATTCTTTTCAAGAAGCTCTTTGTACTCTTCTTCTCTATTCAAGTTAGTTGCTACAATGCCTCTATAAATAGAATGTGTTTGGTAAACACCTTCCATATCATTGATGAATAGTTCAGACGCATTGTTAGAAATATCGTTTTGAATACCTGACGAATACACCTTGATACTCATGATATATTATGTATAACAAGATAAACTCTTAAATATTCATTTTTTGCTATCATATAAGACTAAATACTGAAAATATTATATATTATTAGATGCATAATGCAAGATGATAATATAACCAAAATCCACGCCTCTACATTTACAGATGTTTATAAACAAAAGACTGTAAAAGATGTTCCCGAAAATATCTTGGCAAAAGCATCACAGATAAAGCAGACGTATAATTGCTTCAATTCATTTTATGACCCGAAAATGATATGGGAGAAGAAAAAGTTCAGCAAGAAAGACAAGGTATGTAATAAGGCAAAAAGCAGATTTCATATTATTATACCGGATTTCACTGATGACAACATGAATAAACGACAGTTGACTGGTTATTTGAATAAACTAACTGATAAGAACAGAACATTACTTTATGAAAAAATTAGAGGTATCATAACGGATGACAATAAAGATGCGTTATTTCAAGTTATTTGGTCTTATATCAAGACATCAGACAGTAATTTGTATTTTCATCTTATCTATCTGTTTAATAAGGATTTTATGCAAACATCTGTGGATGCATTATGGTCTCTTTATATCACAAATGAAGAATGGAAACCCTCCAACTATATCCTTGAAAACAATCTTCTATTGTTGAATGATGAATATGAAATGTATTGCAATTACATAAAATGGAAGAAGGAGGTCAATAATTTGAATATGACTTGGGTTAAACTTAAAATGAATGTTAATGCACTCTTGAATAATATTTTCGAGGAGATGATTCGATACAGCCAAAGTACAGGGGCAATCTATAAATATATTATAGATATATATCTAGAACAGATATATAAGATTTTAAAAGTACACAAAAACTCGGACATACTCAGGAAAATAGGTGAGCTGGATATAAACACATTTGAGAGTTCGTCGAAGTTCCTTATAATGAATATTCTTGAAAAAAAATAAATATTTATAATAGAAATGCAATCACAAATTACTATCGGATACATTGGTGGACTCGTATTAAATCTGCTAATATTCATTCTTCTTATTGTTATATTGACATATATAATGAGATTGGAAACTATTGGTTGTGCCTGTGCCGAACATAGTAATAAGGATTTTATCAAATCATTTACTATTATATCTCTAGTATTCTTATTACTTTCATCTTTCATCTCTATTAATGACATATATGACAATTTTGGTGAAACAATTGCTGTATTAGCTGCTGTAGTAACTATTGTCTTCTATGTTATTTTTATTGTATACATTTATTTGACATTTGAATATGTCAGATTTTTAATTAATGAGAAATGCAAGTGTTCTGAAGGTATTAGCAGAGATATTATCATGGTAGGTACTATGATTGAGTTGATATTATTTATAGTAGCCCTTTTTACTGCAATTATCATACCAGTATTGATTGAGAGTATTCTCTCTGTCATGGCTAGACTGCCAAACTTCAGAGACCAAGTAAGAGAGGGTATTTATAATCCTGTTTCAAGTTTGAGAAAATCACCCAGGAAGCTTTCTAAGTCTGCCAAGGATATTGGCAAGTTCCTTAAGAAGTCTGCTAAGGACCTGAAGAAGCTCTCCAAGCGCAGATAAAATTTTAGGTATATTTATTTTTATATTCGATATATGTAGAAAAATATGTCTGGGTCGACTAGTTCAGCAAGAAGGTCAGTATCACCAAGGGCTTCTCCAAGATCAAGAGACAAGGTTGCTGTATTTACCTTTGGTCGCTTTCAGCCACCTACAGTGGGTCATCTTGAAGTATTTAATGCAATTTTGGCCGAATGTGAAGAATTAAACAAACAGGGAGGAATACATGCTGAACCATACATTTATGTATCAACAACAAATAATAAAGATCAATTTAAAGTTAAAGATAAAGAGAAAGATAAGGATATTGATCTTCAAAAAAAGCTTGAAGATGTAATTGAAAAGAAAATAAAAAATGCATTATCATCATCACCAAATCCTGAAAAATCATCAACATCACCAAAATCTAAAAGACAAAGAATTACAGTCTATAATGATAACGGATACATATCTAAAGATGTAATTAATAATTTAAAGGATAATAATATACAACAATTAGTATCTGATAAAACTGAAATAACACCTAAATCAATTAAGTTACATAATCCATTAGATTGTGATACAAAAATACAGTACATAAAATTATTATGTCCTACATTTCCAGAAAAAAATATACTATGTAATTCTGAAATAATGAAAATAGTACCTTCTTTAGGGAGAATATACGATAAAATAATAATGGTTATAGGCAGTGATAGAAGCACATTTGAAAAAAGTTTTAAAGACATGGCTACCAGGATAATTAATAATAGTACAAACTTAAGTACTATAGAGCAAGAAAAAGCTAAATTAAATGCTAGCATATACACCAATGTTGAATTTAAAACATTAGAAAGAGATGAAGGTTTGATAGATGTAAAAGGAATGTCTGGCACTAAGATGAGAACAGCTGCATTACAAGATGATTTTGATTTTTTCAAACAAGGTGTTTCATGGTTATCTGACAAGGATGCATTGGAGTTGATGAATAAAATACGGGAGGCATATAAATTTCCACCATCACAAATAGTACTATCACAAGGTGGATACAAGAAGAAGGTTGCTAAACCTAAAGCAAAGAAGAATAAGAAAGTAAAAACTAATCATATCATGGATTTATTCAGAAATCTTTTTGTAGGCCCAAAGAAACAAAAAAAGAAGAGGGGATATAAAAAGAGTACATAATTAAATTATTTTTAGATTTTCAAAAAGATTTTGTAATTTATATTTTGAACTTGATTATGTACTCTTTTTAGACCTGATTACAAATTCAAAGTTCTAGCATTGCCTTTACCCTTAGAACCTCTGAGGATTTTGATGTCCGCGGTATCCTCTATAATACTAGTTATTTCTTCGTCACTTACTGAAAGTGTCTCAATATTGTTATCCATATTGTCAATGGAAATCTTGCTATGCACGTTCTTAATAATGTTATCCACATCATCTACCGGCTTCTGTCTAGGCATCTCTACAGAAGGCATAGAAGGTCCACTCAAAGTACCAAAGAGGTTGCTTACCATATTGAAAAGTCCCATGCCACTATCTTGCTTAGGCTGATAGCTTTGCTGATAGCTTTGCTGTGGCATACCATTATTACCCATGATATACTGTTTTGCTGCAGCATTCTGGAAATGCTTCATCAATTCTGGGTCAGACTTCAATACATTCTCAACATTGGGTAGAGGCTGTTCCTTAAACATTCTGCTTGTCAGATGGAACATGAAAGCACTGCCAGACAAGGAAATAAATAATCTCAGCTCAGGCGCCATCTTCTTTCCAGACGACTTGTACTTGTAATGCAGCTCTTCAAAAATATCATCATAATCATTGATATTTTCGCTCACCTGTTCGGACCAACCATCTAATTTGATAGCAAATGGGTCATACCTGGTATTCAGATACTCAGTACCTGAAACAAATGCCATCAGCATCTTCTGCTGAAATCGCACACTAGCATCCATTTCTTTTTCTCTCACTATGCGATGATATTCAGTTCGCATCTCTTCAATATCAGAGTTTAGATTGAACTTAAATGGGATTTTGTATCCTTTCGATTCCAGCCTATCCAACTGATACATGATCTCCCGCTTCTCATTCATTTCATTCATCATTCTCTGCTTGGGATCCATTCTTCCTTTCATGAGCTGACTGTCTTCGGTCCCTTCAGATTCATATGAACTGTCTTCAGTGCTACTACGGCTGCTACCGCTGCTACCGCTACTCCTGTCTCCAGCACTTTCACTGCTACTATCACTGCCTGATACACTAGCATTATCATTGTATTTTATTTTTTTGCTATTTGAGACAACACTAGATGCATCAGATGTACCGCTTTCAGTTTCATCAGAATCATGCTTATAAGCTTTATGGGCGTGCATCTTCTTCATAAATTTTTTTTTATCATATCTGTCCCCGTCTACAGAGCTTGCACGTGATGATGACCGCGACGACATGGAAACAACATCAGAACTTACTTTGTTTTTGTTGAATAACAGGTCATCATTATGGAAACTGCTAGCACTGACCCTATTTTGTTTATTGGGTATATTGAAATTCAATGGGCTTTTGCTGAAACTATCTCTATTTAATTCTATCAAATCATCATTTCTATTGTTTAAACTCAAAGTCGTCATTGGTTATCTATTATCTTTGACACTTAAACGCTTATATATACTTTGCATTTTTTATCAATTGGATAAAACGCATAACAAAAATTATTTAGAGTTCGTAATTGTATTCAAAGAAGACAAATCTTTGGCCTTGCTTCTGATATATGAAACAGCCTGTAGGCATGCATCGCATAAATCGTCTTTTTTTTTATTTGTGTCAAATATTTCTACTAATTTTTCATCATTTTGAATATAATGCCTGCAAATGGCTATACTCATTGCTTTATTTTGCTTGTATTTTTCACGCTTGAAACCCTTGGAATTTTTCTGTGCTTCTGAAGATAAAGTAGGGATATCAGGCTTATATTCGTGATTTTTGCACTTTAATGAGGCATTGACAAGAACAACATTACCTACTGTTTTGTCCCAATATTTTACTAGACTAAAATAGCAGTAGATGATATGCTGAATAGTCTTCATGATGCCATTCAGATTAGAAGGCTGATTTTCTATCAAGACATAATCAATAAAATCTATAGACAATTCTTTTAAACCCCCAATGACATTATCCATTTCCGCAAAAATCCGTTCAGAAATGTCATCAATTCCTTTCAATTCCTTTTTGGTTTCTGCAAGACTGATGATACGCCAGTCTATTATTTTCATAACATCCGTATATTCTAAAATACAGATTGCCAAATTCTTGACCCCTATGTCAAAACTGATATATATCATATATGATGTTTATCTTATTTATTTCTTATACTGTATGAAGCAAGGCTTTATTTTCGATTTGCAACAACACTCTTTTGCAATAGACTAACAATTTTCTTATTATAAATTTTGACATGATTGCTGCTAATAAGATTTGCCAGATCCTTCCAGAATGTATCATTCTCAAATGACGAATTATACTTGTTAATTCTTTTATACTTTCTATATAGCCATCTATGTATCTTCTCAAGCATTAACGAATTGGCGTTCGTATGTCTGGCATAAATCTTCTTGGATGTTATAAGTTTGGTGACAAATTTCTTCAGTTCTTCAATCTTTTGATAATCATGTGGTATATTATCCCATAGATTTTGGAACTGAATGTAGTTATATGTAGGGCATATCAGAAGGTTCTCCTTATAGTCTATGAAAGTCGGGTTGTTATCTATGATAAGCAACTTATCTCTGATGTTATAATCCTTTGGAGCTTTGATGGATTTCAATATTGCAGGCAAGACCTTGGCAACGGATTTATGTAAATTGCCCGAATTATCCATGATACAATGCTCCCTTGTGAATAGCGGCCTATTGAATTTCAGATTATTCTGTTTTTCTATGATGGCAATTTCTTTGATGGCCCAAGATTTATCAGATGCTGTATACACAAAAAAATGGCTATTAGGATATGTCTGTCGCATTTTGCTTATGAAAGACCCAAAAAAAGGCCTGATAAGCTTAGAACATGATGAATAGCATTCGTGCAACGATTTATCACATAATGTCTTATGTTTTCCTATTGCTGCTATTGCACCCAATTGCAGCTTGCTTATGTTTGACACAGTTTGTTTACTTGTTATCAATTTATTCTTGATAATTTCTTGGATATTATAGACATCACATTGATAACTGCAATCTCCTATAATGGTTCCATCAAGGTCTAATATAAACACATAAGGAGTTGTATTCATAAATCTACTTATAATGCATATTATTTATTGCCTTGCTGTGTAAAAGAATATTCATATATATTAGAACCGAATGCATAGCTCGCGCAATTGTAAAGCTCCTACATGTAGCTATTCTGAGACGAAGAGGAAGTGTGTAAAACCCAATCCATATTTTGAGGCATTGGCTTGGTGCAAAAGAAACAATATTCATAATGAAAAATGCAAGAAGGAATATTTTGCTGATAAAAAGAAGGCAAGGGACGAAGCCTGCAATAGATATGAAGAAAAAATTCATTATATTAAACCTGAAAAGAAGTGTCCTCCGGGCAAAATTAAAAATCCAAAAACTGGCAGATGTATCAAAATCAAGGCAGAAAAAGGCAGGCGTATATATAGGCGAAAGAAAGGAACACAAAACTTAGCCATCATAAAGAGGTCTTCGTCAACTTCTCGTAGAAGTCCTATTATTACGCCGCGCCCTAGTATTTCTTCCATGAAGCGATTATCCAACTTTTCATCTGTGAAGCATATGTCTTCGTCCTCAAAATCATCTCAATACAGTAAGGTATTCAAAAAACAACATGAGGAAAAGAAGAATGGAAAGTTTATTAAGAAGGGGAAGACAGCCTTTCAGCCTAGATCAACTTCGAATCCATTGAGAAAAGATGTCGCGAAAGATACCTTACGAAATATACATTTAAAAAAGATCAAAAGACATCCTTTCATCAAAGATGTGTATGATGGAAAGATGAAAGATATTTTGCAAGAACAACAAGATGCAGAGATCAAAAAATCACTTCATAAATCTGCCTCCAGTACAAGCAGAAAGGTGAAAGAGATGTTGCAAAAAATCAAGGCTACCAGGATTCAGAAGTTTCTGAAGAAGAACCTCATCAAAAAATATTTTACACTAGAAAAACGTGTCAATTATTATAGATATGTGCGAAGTTTCTTGAAAGACTTGGATCAAAAAGCCTGTTTGCAAAGCAAAGAATACAAAGATAAAAACAAAAAAATTACACATGGATATACTGTCAATAATATCATTGATTTGGAAAAACAAATAGGTACTAAGAGCGAATATGGTGTTATTTATAGAACTTCTGTCAAGAATATGTTAGGAAAGGCACCCATCGCAACCAAGCTTATGCCAATTAACACAGAGAATCGCTTTGAGATTACTTTGAATATGAATATTTCGAAGGAAATTATAAAGCCCATGTTATCCAGGCATTTTCTTTTGACATACAAGGCATTTGAATGTGAAAATATGGCTTTTCAGGTGCCGAAAATTATCATGAATACCAGATATTATATAACACTGAATGAATTGGCCCACGGCGATTTAAAAAGCATGAGTGAAAATAAAGATCTTTTGAAGAATAACGAATTAATTCTAAATTTGGCAGCACAGGCCATGTTATCTATTGAGACATTTCATCATCTTGGATACATCCACAAAGACTGTCATTGGGGTAATTTCTTATACCATATGACTGAAGATATATCAGGGTATTACCATTATAGAATTAATAAAAAAGATTATTATTTGAAGAATTCTGGTTATACTTTAATGATATATGACTTTGGCTTTGCTACCAAATACAATGCCAGGACGGCAAATTTGAAAGACTTGATTGCGACTGATTATATCAGAATACTAACAGCATTCAAGAATAAAACAAATAAGGGGTGGAATAAGCATGCTAAATTACCTGCACCACTTGTATCACAATATATTCATTCTTTACAGACAGAGATAGCGAGGGGTATTGTGAATGAACCATCGCACAAGGATATCATGTATAAAACTATAATAAATAAACTGTTAGCTATGCCTATAAATAATATCTTTGTAGAAACTTTACCTGCAGGTCAAAAAATCATTAATCAATCTGCTTTTGTGATTGATGATAGTTTGATGGGGCGTGTGTAATCTCGTAAATATTTGTTACATAGTCTTGTGGTTGAAACCATGGAAAATTACTTTCGGCCGTAACTAAATATCTTCTATGATTTATTTCTATAACACTTGTGGGGTCGCAGATATTGAGAAATGCATCTGGCTGAATGATATCATAAATGGTTATATATGGCTTATCATAGGAAAAATCTACTTCCCAGTAAAAGACATCGTGTAATAGAGTGTTGTTATCTGAAATATACGTCCTGTGTCCGAAGCCATAGTATACATCATCCTGTAAATGATAACCCGGCGTTCCACCGCGATACTCGAAGTTTTCACAATTGGTGTAAACATTTACAGGGAATATCTCGCCAGTTTCTGCCTCAAACTCATAAAGTGTGAATGGTGCCATATAATGAATAAAATATAGTCTTTTGCCTCTGCTAATAAAGGAAATGTTTTTGCCAAAAATGTTTACTGCAGTACTTTTGTAATCATCATCTACATTTATGATATGCATATCATTCCAATAGTTATCTTGAATATAGAGCTGACTATTATGGTAAAAACACCTAGGGTCTTCACCTTTGATAAGAATAGGTATATTATCATCTAAGACATTGAAATATTCGTCCAATGTCATCATTTTTATCAGCCTTTGGTTATAGAATAATCTACCTATAGCCAAAAGCTTATCATCTCTTTGTACGATAGAGTAAAATATAGAGTTTTCAGCAGCTTGTAGGCGTTTTACAAACTTGAAATGCATGCTTGTATACACTGTATTATTTGCTTATATATCTGCTAATAGTTTCTTATTTTGTTCTTCTAATTTTTTTAGTCTGGTATGCATATACTTATGCATTTCATCAAAACCTGCATAAATCATTGCATTGATGTCATCTCTGGTTATTTCAAATTTAATTCCTTGGATGCTTACTTTTAGATTGATGAAGTTTTCGAAAGGTATATTTTGGACTATGAAGATGTCTTCTTGATGTGTAATTTGCCTATGTGTGACTTCTTTTGCCCTTATAGCATTCAACATATTGAATATTTGTTTTGCCAGATAAAAAATTGTCACTTTTTCTTTCAAGGTGGACTTTGCAGTATCCTTTTCTTTATGTACGACCATTCCCAAAATATTTTCTTTGGGTACATTTGAGAAAACTTTGATAGGAAAATTGTTGCATAGGCCGCCATCATAATAATAGATATTGTCTATTAGTACTGGCATATATAAAAAAGGCACTGACATAGATGCCTCCGATGCTGTTATGACAGATAGGTCTGGTGTATCATCTATCGAAAATATTGTATTCATACTGTGAATAATATCTGTAGCTGATATATACATATTGATACCAAAACGCTTGGCTAGTTCTCTGAAAGTTATATCTTCAATCCCATACTTAGTTTTCATTACCTTTTGCAGTTCGCTTGTAATACTTTTAGTACTTGATAATCCTAGATGTGAGAATAATTTGAAGTAATCCTTACGTGGTATGAAATTGAATTCTTCTTTATCAAATATATTATACATAATGGATTCTATTTCTTCCATACTGAGCTTGAGTGCAACGAACAGACCAATAAATGAACCGATGGAAGTTGCCGCAATATGCGTTATGTCTTTCAGCATATTTTCCAAATAAAGATATCTAAATGCACCCACAAATATGACACCATGCATCCCTCCACCTGATAGGACTAAATGAGTTATATGTATTTCGGACATAAATATATATAAACTATAGTTATATTATTTTATATACTAAATGAGATTTATTACATTTCTATTGTTTATCATTGCAATGGTCCAAGGAAAACATTACATCTTGTATAGCAAACCTGCTAGCGAACTCTATATATATGACTCATATTTCTGTTCTAAACACTTATGTTCTACTGATTTTGCTATGCAGCTCAGAAATGGCACCAAAACACATATCAGAGAAGCAAGGACTAATAGTTCTATGTAATATTTTTGCAAAAACTATTTTTTTTCTTTTCATAAACTTTACTATTATGAAATATGAAGTTTTCACAGTCATCGCCCTAAGTTATATTACTTTCAAGGGATATATCTATATATTCTCTTAGCATTTCATGATACCTCTATGTTGGTATTTTTAGACTGTAAAGCAATAGTAGCGTAATAGTTCTATATAACATTATAAAAATAGTACATAATTAAAATAAAAATACAAATTACAAAAAACAAAAACTTTTTGAAAATCTAAAAATAATTCAATTATGCGCTTACGCTGCTCTTTTTTAAGTCTATGATATACTTTTCATAAACTCTTCTATATATTCTCTTAGCATTCCATGATACCCCTATGTAGGTATTTTGAGACTGTAAAGCATAATAATTCTATATAACATTATAAAGAGAGTACATAATTAAAATAAAAATGCAAATTACAAAAACTTTCTGAAAATCTAAAAATAATTCAATTATGTACTCTTTTTTAAGTCTATGATATACTTTTCATAATCTCTTTTGTAAGTTGTCTTAGCATTTCATGATACCTCTGTGTAGGTATTTTGAGACTGTAAAGCATACTAGCGTAATAATTCTATATAACATTATAAAAAATAGTACATAATCAAGTTAAAAATATAAATTCCAAAAACTTTCTGAAAATCTAAAAATAATTCAATTATGTACTCTTTTTTAAGTCTATGGTAAACCTATCATAAACTCTTCTATATATTCTCTTAGCATTCCATGATACCTCTGTGTAGGTATTTTGAGACTGAAAAGCATACTAGCGTAATAGTTCTATATAACATTATAAAAAAAGCAGCGTAGCGCATAGACAAGTTAAAAATACAAAATACAAAAACTTTCTGAAAATCTAAAAATAATTCAATTATGCGCTTACGCTGCTCTTTTTTAAGTCTATGGTAAACCTATCATAAACTCTTCTATATATTCTCTTAGCATTTCATGATACCTCTATGTAGGTATTTTGAGACTGAAAAGCATATTAGCGTAATATTATAAAAATAATACATAATAAAAATAATACAATCATACACTTCAGCTACTCTCTGTATGTTTTGAATACCATTTACAAGACAAGCAGTCTTTTTCATTTCTTCGGCCTATGTAAAGTTATACTCCATGATATCTACGCCGTAGTAGTTCAAAGCTTCGCGGGCAGCATTGTTCTCTGCATCTTTCTTTGTACTCCCTGTAGCAGTTGCTAGCACAGTATTATTTCTGTCCTTCACACAGTATGTGAATATTCGACTATTGTCCTTGGATACAATATTAATCTCATAAAATCTAGGCGTATCCTGCAGATTGTTCTGCATATAGGATGCTAACATATCCTTGTAATTGTTCTTGACTCTAATTAGTTCACAGAAGTCAATATAATTCTCTATGATATAGATGATCCACTGTTCTACTATGAAGAAGCCTGCACCTGACATAGGCACTATCTTGATATGTGCTGGCATCTCCATTTCGTCTGCATCCGTCTGGAAATCTAAATAAAGCGCTCCTAAAAATGCCTCAAATATATCTTCCATAATCTTGAAATTCTTTCTACCACCTGCTTCTTCCACTTGCTTGCTTATGATAGCAAATTTCGGAAATCCTATTTTTTCTGATAAAAACCCTAGCATTTTACCATTGACTATCTTGGTCCTGATTTTCGACAAGAAACCCTCATTCTGGTCCGGAAATCTATTATAGAGATAGCTAGCAACAATCATGCCTAGCAGTGAATCACCCAAGAATTCCAGCCTTTCATAAGACATATCCTGTAATGGCAAGCAATCTGCTGGACGGTTTTCATTGCTTTTTTCGAAATCCACGTTTTTCATAGTACAATATGACTTGTGGACGAAAGCAGTTCTATACAAATTGATGTTTTTGTAGACTATATTTTCTAAGCCATTTTTTTTAAATAGCTCTATCAAATCATTTTCCATCAAAAGAACATTTTTATTGTTGTAAGGGAGATTTTCTGCCTCAATCTCCTTCGTCTTGTTATGAATACCATCAATCTTTTTCATCCTGGATAATATAATTATCTAAATATTTGAATCATTTTTTCTGCAATAGTACATAAAGATTTTATGAATTATTTATAATTAGTATTGTTTCTTTTATATAGAATATCATATAAAATGAATTCTCTAGTACGTAATGGGTTCCTTCCAACTACATTAGAAGTTAATTCATTGGGTATAGGGTTTGCAAATATATCAAACTTGTATAAGCTTGATATGAGTGACGATGAGTATCTTGTAGTTGGTGAGAGACACAATCCAACAAAGGATCCTCTGGATATTAAATATAACATGATTGTCAACAGTGATGGTGTCGCAGTGAATGCTAGCAGACGTCTTTATAATACAATCAATTACAATTTGGGTCAAACAGCCGGACTCTATGTAGATAATAACATTGTATGTGCTGGTAATATCCATGCCAAGGGTCTTGTTCTTGATAACATAACCATCGCAGATGATATCAATTCCAATGTGCTAGATAGTTTCATCAAACAAATTAATGAAAAAGATCAGCCTTTTCAGGCAGGTTTTAGGGCTTATATCCCTGACATAACAGGCGCTATTGCAAATGTAGATAATATTTATACAACTACCTATCTGACTTTCGGTGGTTTAGGTGATACATTCAGTAATGCATACCCGTTGAATATTGTTGAGACAGCAAATAATACCATCAATAATATCCATGTATGCATCAAAAATGATGTAAGTAATGATGGTGAGCCGGCAGCATTCCGAATGGGTATTATTGGTGGTAGTAATATTTCTCCAGCGGTTCTTTCAACAACTGAAGGAATGCCGCTAGAATTTCATGTTAGTATTGGTAGCACTGCTGTCAATAACTTGTATGGTAACAAATCAATACCAACATATACAAATGGTACTGATCTGCCAGCAATGACAATTGATGCCCGTCGAAATGTTGGCATTGGAACAAATATTACCAATGAGTATACATATGAAAAGTTATCTTTCCAAGGACAAGATTTGATAAAGACCATCAAGACAGAATATGCCAAGCTAGAAGTCAGTGGTCTTAGTGTCATGAAAGAGGTCATGGTATATGATTATTTCACAAACAAATTTCAGCATTTGGATGACATCTATGTACGTGCCAAAGGCATGACATTATATGCAGGACAAATTGGAGGAGGTATCTTCAATGATTATGCATATACATTCTTCTATGATTTGAATGTTAACCAATTGTTAACCACAAGAAACCTCCTAGTAAATGAAACAGCAACAGTAAATCTCCTCAATGTTTCACGAATGACAGTAACAAATACAGCAAGTTTTACAAATGACGTTTATTTTAATGATAGTGTATACTTTCAACAAGATCTAACATTGAATAGGAATATCAATTTGACATCTGGTGATTTGTTTTATAATGGCACAAGGGTCAATATTCTAGATACAGAGCCCATCTTTCTAGACCCATCTATTT